TCTTCTGTGGGTGCTTCTTCTTCTAAAAATTCAAACAAATCTTTTACTTCTGACAAAGATAAATTGTCTCCATTAGTCCAACGTGTGTAATCTTGTATTGATTTATACAATCTTGTTTTATAACTCTTTCTACCTTTTATTTCAAAGTAAATAGCCATGTCTTTTAAAAACGGTTTTATTTTTATTAATTTGTCATTTGTTCTTGCAAGTACTAACCAATCTCCATCATGCAACGGTGCATCTTCAATTGAAGTTATGTGATTTGCGGTCCCTGATTCCGGACGCGGTGCCCATAGTTTTTTAATTTTACGGTCATCTGGTATTCTATCTAGTATTTGATGAGCTATGTGTTGTACCCGCATGGGTACTCTGTAAGATTGTGGCAAGATTATGTCTTTAGCCGGCTCATCTTGAAATCGTTTAACATCTGCACCAGCCCAACCATAAATAGCTTGATCATCATCACCTGCTAGTATAACATATTTAGAATTTTTCTTAAGTATATCGTACATTTTCCACTGTATTGGCGATAAATCTTGTGCTTCATCAACAAATATTACGTCATATTTTGGACACAATTCTGCCACATTAAATCTTTCAATCATGTCAGTAAAATCTACTAGTCCATAAGCTGCCTTATAATTGTCTACTTCGTCTTTTAAAATTTGTAACTGATGTTTATCTATGTCCTCTGAATACATGTCTGTATTATATTCTTCTTCAATAGATACATTTTTAATTCGTGCTGCATTAATAATGTTAAAATATTCGCTATCAGAATCTACAAATCCAGTTTTTTCTTCTCCATTAGAATAAACTGTAACTTCTATACCTAGTTTTCTACCTATGTCTTCGTAGTGTTCATCTTGCATTACTTGCGCTTTCTTTATACCTAATTGATTAAAAGCTAATGAATGTAATGTTCTAAAATATTTTAAATCTTTTCTTTGTAATTTAGGGTATGCGTCTAACATTCTATCTATTGCCTCGTTAGCAGCTTTAGTTGTAAAGGCGAAGTAACCTATCTTATCAATAGGTGTACCAAGTTTAACAAATGTTTTTACATACTTAATAAGTTTGGTTGTCTTACCTGTACCAGGAGGACCCAATATTTTTCTGATCACATTATCTCCGTGTTATGTTTTATTTTAGTATGATTTATTTCTATATCTTCAAACTCTTCTATACTTATCATTACAACATTTTTTGTAGGTGTATTGTATTTACCTTTTTCTTTTGTTGGATATCGTTTCTGTTCTAAAAATTGTATGTCACATTTTTTGTAATTAGTTTTCATCATTACACCTGTTTTATCTTCGCCGTGTTTCCAATTCTTAGATCTTAGTTTGTCGTAGAATTTGTCAAACTTAAAGTATGCATAACCATCTTCTATTAATACAGTTCCAGATTTAAATGCTGCATCGTTCATAGCTTTAGGTCCATTTATTTTTGCGTGCAACACGTCATGTAATTTTTCTTTTGGTGATGTACCTACAGGAGGATTAATTACTTTTTGTGTTTGAAATAATGCTTCTAATACTGATTGATCTTCTGGTGCTTTTATAATTGGTGGTGGAAATCCTGCAGCTTTTGCTATTGAATTTCTACGTTTACGTTGGTCTGTGACATGTTCAATTGTTTTACAATGCACTGTTGCTTTACCAATACCATCTGGTTTTGTAACATCAAATTCATATTCTGGGTCTGGTTCTATATCTATCTTTCTTAAGTTTGTTAATACAGGATACTGTCCTTTAGATCCTGCAAGTATTCCAAATTTTTTCTTAACACAAATACCTTTCTTACAGAAATCACTGAGCGGACTTTGATTACAAGTAAAACCTTTTTCTGATCTGTTCCATGATCTTGTTTTTTGTTTTAATTTATTGTCATCCCAGGCGTTTGCATGTTCTCTTGCAAAATATTTTACTGGTGCATTTTTTACTTTCTGTTCCCATGTATCTGGGTATTTCATTTTAACAAAAACATGGTAGTTATACATAAATCTATCTTTGCCATCAAAACCATTCTGATTAGATATTTTAGATATCAAAGCAAGACAAGGCGGTCCTTCTAAAAAATCTTCATCTACACCCTCCATAGATTGCTTTTCCATTTCTTCTGTCAAAGATTTTAAATCTTCTGTACTAGTTATATTTGCATCTACTACTTTTATAAACTGTTCTAATGTAAAAAAAGTGCCGTCAATATTAATGGCTCTACGTTGTCCACCGTAGTATGGTAAATTAATAAACTGTCCTGGTTTTATAATCCCTGTTTCCGGATCCTTGGTTAATTGTGTTTGCTTTGGAAATATTTCTGTATCTGGTTTAAGATTAAATAAAGGTAATAAATTACTTAAGAATGATACAATGATTGTAGATTGTACAAACTCATTCATAAATAAATATAAATGTAGTCCACCACTTTTAGATTCAATAGGAATAAGTGGCAGTTTGTATTGTTGAATAGTTTCTAAATAAAATTGTTTATTAAAATTTTCATATTTTTTAGGGTCAATATCTATTACTCCAAACCTAGAATCACCGCTTTCATTAGTTGGTTGTATACCAACAGATATTTTACCTTCTAAATGTTCTTGATAAATTGTGTCTGTAAATTCTTCGTAAGTCCATCTGTAATTAGGTTTTTGCTTTCCGCTTTCTGGGTCTACAATTGCGTTGGTCCAATCTGCGATTCCATACGCATGTCTATAGCCATTAAATATTTTTATATATTCTTGCATAAATATCCTGTCTACATGGGCCACTTAGTCTCCCTCATGGCCCACGCTGTGCACATACCCCGAAGGGATTATATAATGCTGCTACTTTCCGCTGGTTTCTCTTCACCATGCTTTGCTTTCACTGCACCTTTAGAGATGCTTTCAGAAAACGATTTAGCTTGTT